AATGGGAGAGGCTAATAATAATGGAACTATTTTAGTTAACAAAAACCTATCTCCATTAGAGAAACAAAAAGTTGTAGACCACGAGATGGTTCATATTGACCAAATGAAACGAGGTGATCTTGAATATGATAATAGTAATGTTTATTGGAAAGGTAAAAAGTATTCAAGAGCTTCTATGGTTGAAGGGGCAAAGAATTTGCCTTGGGAAAAAGAAGCTTACGAGAACTCATGAATAAGTTATTGCAATTGTTAAGTGGTGGTGTAGTCAAACAAGTTGGAGAAGTGCTAGATAATTTAACAACATCAAAAGAAGAAAAGCTAAATGCTCAAAAAGCTATTAAAGAAATACTTTTAAAAGCAGATAGTGAAGCTCAACAGCAAGTTACCAAAAGGTGGGACTCAGATATGAAGTCTGATAGTTTTTTATCAAAAAACATACGACCATTGATTATTGTATATTTAACAGTTATCTTTACAGCGTGTGCTTTCTTTGACGGTAACATAGGTGGTTTTAATATAGAACCAACTTATATACCTATCTTTCAATCACTACTAGTAACTGTGTACGGTGCGTACTTTGTTGGTAGGACATGGGAAAAAGGTAAAAATATAGGTAATAATAAAAACAAATGAAAACAATTAAATTAAATCAAATGGAAGAAAATAGCAAAATAACCCCGGAAGAGCTTAAGCAAGTGACTGAGCTAAATAACAAAATGGTACAAATTCAAGGAGAGATTGGTGCTGGTGAATTGCGTAAAGCAGACCTAGTAACAATGTTCGCTAAAGAGTCTGAGCAAATGGAAGTTATTAAAAAGGAGCTTGAAGACAAATATGGTAAGGTTAATATCGATTTAAAAGATGGATCTTATGAGCTAATTCCTGAGGAAGAAAATGACTAATGTGATCAGAAAAATAAGTATAGGTTCTGATTATAAAAACGATGCAATGCACTACGCAGTAGGTCAACAAGTATATGGGGGACATGAAATCTCCCATATATTACACCATGAAGAAAAAAACTCATATAGTATATACATTAAAAAAAATCAAGAAGTAATGCCTTGGAAAAACTTTAATTGCAATATGGCAATATCAGTTGAGTACGATTTACAATATTAAATGAAAAGCTTATTAGATTTTATTGTTAAACCATTAGGTGAAAAATACAATAGTGAAATTAAAATAGGTGACAAAAGCCTTATAACTAATGTAGACCTTAATAACTTTAGAGCTGTAAATAATATGGCAGAAGTTGTTGAGGTTCCATTAGCTTTTGAAACAAAAATAAAAAAAGGAGATATTATTGTTATACATCATAATGTATTTAGAACTTTTAGAGATATTAGAGGTAAACAAAAAACAAGTAGATCCAAATTCATAGAAGATTTATATTTTGTTTCTTTAGATCAAATTTATATGTATAAAAGTAAAAATAATTGGAACACTTTTAATGATAGATGTTTTGTAAAACCTATTGTTAATAATGATGATCTAACACTTGATAAAGAGAATAAACTTATTGGTATATTAAAATACGGAAATAGTTCATTAGAAGCTATTAAAATAACACCAGGAGATGTGGTTGGTTATGTTGAGGGTTGTGAGTATGAATTTTTCATTGATAATGAAAGATTATATTGTATGAAATCAAATGATATTGTAATTAAATATGAATACCAAGGAAACGAAATTGAGTATAATCCAAGCTGGTCGAAAAGCAGTTGAAGAATTAATCAAGGTGGCAGAAGAAAAGATCGTTGACTCAGGAGATGATATCTCAGCTGATAGACTTAAAAATGCCGCTGCAACTAAAAAGCTAGCAATATTTGATGCTTTTGAAATTCTTACTAGAATACAATTAGAAGAAGATATAATAAACGAAAAACCAACAGAAGGTGTTAAAGAAACTTCTTTTAAAGGTTTTGCTGAAGGAAGATCTAAGTAATGTACGAACAGTCATTATATAAGATTATACCTAACTACATAAAAACCAAGGTTTTAAATAGAAACAATAGATATAGTAAGTGGGAATATGGTTACAATAAAGAATACGATATTGTAATTATAAGCAAGACGGGTAAAATCGGTGATGTTTACGAAATACAAGGATTAAAAATAGCCTTGCCTAAACAAGAAACACCACACGTTTTTATTGATAACAAATGGGAACATACTGAATATCCAAAAGAACTAAAAAAAATAAAGTCAGTATTTGACTGGGAAGAACATCCAAATGATTTTAAAGAAAAATGGTATGATTACATTAACCAAGAATTTAGAAAACGTGAAGAAGGTTTTTGGTTTATTAATAAAAATATTCCTACCTATATTACTGGTACTCATTACATGTACCTGCAGTGGTCCAAGATTGACGTGGGTCAACCAAACTTTAGAGAATCAAATAGATTATTCTACATATTCTGGGAAGCCTGTAAGGCAGATAAAAGGAGTTATGGAATATGCTACCTTAAAAACAGACGGAGTGGATTCTCGTTTATGGCATCGGGCGAATCTGTCAACATGGCAACTATATCAGCAGACTCACGCTTTGGGATTTTATCTAAATCTGGACCTGATGCGAAAAAAATGTTTACCGACAAGGTTGTACCAATCTCAGTTAATTATCCATTCTTTTTCAAACCCATACAAGATGGTATGGACCGTCCAAAATCCGAGCTGGCGTATAGAGTACCGGCGTCAAAGTTTACCAGAAGGAAACTTGACAGCAACGAAAAGCTTAAAGAGTTATCAGGTCTTGATACAACAATAGATTGGAAGAACACAGGAGACAACTCCTATGATGGTGAAAAATTAAAACTATTGGTTCACGATGAATCAGGTAAATGGGAAAGACCAACAAACATACTTAATAACTGGCGTGTTACTAAAACAACACTTAGGTTAGGTAGCAGAATTATAGGTAAGTGCATGATGGGATCAACATCAAACGCTTTAGATAAAGGAGGTGAAAACTTTAAAAAGCTTTATTATAGCTCTAGTGTTGAAAAAAGAAACGCTAACGGACAAACAAGCTCAGGCTTGTATTCTTTATTTATACCAATGGAGTGGAACTACGAAGGGTTTATAGATTGTTATGGTCACCCAGTATTTGAAGCACCTAAAGAAAAAACAACAGATGCTTTTGGAGATGATATAGACCAAGGTGTTATAGAACACTGGAACAATGAAGTTGAAGGTCTAAAACAAGATCAAGATGGTTTAAATGAATATTTCAGGCAGTTTCCAAGAACTGAAGAACACGCATTTAGAGATGAAGCAAAAGAATCTTTATTTAACCTAACTAAGATATATGAGCAAATAGATTACAATGTTGATCTTGTTAATAGCTCAGTAGTAACTAAAGGAAGCTTTCAATGGGAAAACGGAACTAAAGACACAAGAGTTATATTTGTTCCAAATAAAGATGGTAGATTTAATGTATCATGGGTGCCAACTGTAGAATTACAAAATAGAATTGTAATAGATAACAAAGGTAAACACCCTGGTAATGAGCACTTAGGCGCTTTTGGTTGTGATAGTTATGATATATCAGGTACAGTAGATGGTAGAGGTTCTAATGGTTCTTTACATGGTTTAACAAAATTTAGCATGGAGAACGTACCTCCAAATCATTTCTTTTTAGAATATATAGCTAGACCTCAAACAGCTGAAATATTCTTTGAAGATGTTTTAATGGCTTGTATTTTTTATGGTATGCCTATATTGGCAGAGAATAATAAGCCTAGGTTGTTGTATCATTTTAAAAGAAGAGGTTATAGAGGTTACTCAATGAACAGACCAGATAAGGTTTGGAATAAGTTGTCAGTTACTGAAAGAGAAATAGGTGGAATACCAAACTCAAGTGAAGATATAAAGCAAGCTCATGCTGCTGCTATTGAAACTTATATAAACACTCATGTTGGTGTTTTAGAAAATGGATATGGAGATATGTATTTCCAAAGAACTTTAAACGATTGGGCTAAATTCAATATAAATAATAGAACAAAGCATGATGCTTCTATTAGTTCAGGATTAGCTTTGATGGCTTGCAATAAGAATAGATATATGCCTGCTCAAAAAAAAATATATAAACCTATTAATTTAGGTATAAAGAAATATAATAATAGTGGAACTACTTCAAAAATACTTTAATAAATGAGAATCCAAACTAATACAAATAGCTCTTTCCCTAGCCAAGTGGTTAGTGATGAAGTAAAATCAAGCTTAGACTATGGTATTCAAGTAGGTAGAGCTATTGAGAATGAATGGTTCCAAGAAGGAAGATCAGGTAATAGATATGCTCAAGCATATAGTAATTTTCATCAATTAAGATTATACGCTAGAGGAGAACAGTCTGTAGCTAAATATAAAAACGAATTATCCATTAATGGTGATTTATCTTATCTTAATTTAGACTGGAAACCTGTAAATGTAATATCAAAATTCGTAGATATAGTAGTTAATGGTATGTCTGATAAAGGTTATGAAATACAAACAATAGCTCAAGACCCATATTCTGTACAAGAAAAAACAAAGTATTCTAAATCTTTATTAAGAGATATAAATTCTAAAGAAGTTTTAACTCAATTTAAAGAAATAGGAGTTGATTTATTTAACACTTCTAATCCAGAAGAGTTACCAGCTAGTAAAGAAGAATTAGAGCTTTACATGCAAATGAATTTTAAGCAACAAGTTGAAATTGCTGAGGAAGAAGTTATTAATAATGTTTTAGATTTAAACAAGTACGAGGAAACAAAGAAAAGATTAGCATATGATTTAACTGTTTTAGGTATAGGAGCTTGTAAAACTCAATTTAATAAAACAGAAGGAATAAGAGTTGATTATGTTGATCCATCTTATATGGTTTATTCATACACTGAAGATCCAAATTTTCAAGATATATATTATGTTGGTGAAGTTAAATCAATAACAATACCTGAATTAAAAAAGCAATATCCTAATATACCTGAAGAAGAATTATTAAGAATACAGCAAATGCCTGGTAATTCTCAATATATAACAGGTTGGGGTAATTATGATGAAAATACTGTTCAGGTAATGTATTTTGAATATAAGACATATCATAATCAAGTATTTAAAATAAAGAAAACAGATCAAGGTCTTGAAAAAGCTTTAGTAAAGTCTGATGGTTTTAATCCCCCACCTAGCGATAATTTTGATGTAGTAACTAGAACAATTGAAGTATTGTATACAGGAGCTAAAGTTTTAGGTAACAATCATATGTTAGAGTGGAAGCTAGCAGAAAACATGACAAGACCATATGCTGATACAACTAGAGTTAAAATGAATTATTGTATTTCAGCACCTAGGTTATATAAAGGAAGAATAGAGTCACTAGTGGGTAAAATAACTGGTTTCGCTGATATGATTCAATTAACACACCTCAAGCTACAACAAGTAATGTCAAGAATAGTACCTGATGGTGTGTTCTTAGATATGGATGGCTTAGCTGAAGTTGATTTAGGTAATGGAACAAATTATAATCCAGCTGAGGCTTTGAATATGTATTTCCAAACTGGTTCTATAGTTGGAAGATCATTAACACAAGAAGGGGGAATGAATGCAGGTAAAGTACCAATTTCAGAATTATCATCATCATCTGGTCAAGCTAAAATTCAAAGTTTAATTGGTACATATCAGTATTACTTACAAATGATACGTGATGTTACTGGTCTTAATGAAGCAAGAGATGGTAGTCTACCTGATAAAGATGCTTTGGTTGGTTTACAAAAGATGGCAGCTAATGCTTCAAATGTAGCTACTAGACATTTATTAGATTCATTATTATATATAGGTTTAAGAACTTGTGAGAACATAAGTTTAAAAGCTGCAGATTTAATAGCTAATCCGCTTACAAGAAATTCATTAATGAATTCAATAAGTACATTTAATACTAAAACATTAGAAGAGTTGGTTAATTTGCAAATACATGATTTTGGTATTTATTTAAAACTAGAGCCAGAAGAAGAAGAAAAAGCAAAGCTAGAACAAAATATTCAAGTTGCTCTTAAAACTCAGTCAATAGATTTATCAGACGCTATAGATATAAGAGAAATAAATAATATTAAATTAGCTAATCAATTCTTAAAACTAAAACAAACTCAAAGGCAGAAACAAAAACAAGAAGCAGCTCAACAAAACATACAAGCACAAGCGCAAGCAAATGCTCAAGCTTCAGAAGCTGCTGCAATGGCTGAGGTTCAAAAGCAACAAGCTTTAACTCAAGAAAAAGTAAGTATTGAACAAGCTAAATCTCAATTTGAGATACAGCGTATGCAAAATGAGGCTCAAATAAAAAGAGAACTCATGGCTGAAGAATTTAAATATCAAATGGAATTAGCAAAAGCTAGAGCTGGTGTTGAAAATAAAAAAGAGCAGGATATAGAAGATAGAAAAGACAAAAGAACTAGAATACAAGGAACACAGCAATCAGAAATGATTGATCAAAGAAAAAATGATTTATTACCTATAAATTTTGAATCTCAAGGTAATGATGATTTAAGCGGGTTTAATATTGGATCTTTAGGTCCAGAGTAAACCTTTTATTTATTTAATTATATTATATTATGTCAGAAACGGTAAAACAAGAAGGCGACTTTAAGATAAAAAAGTCAAAGCCTAAGATGAAAAAACTAAATAAAACTGAAGAGGTTACAAAAGTTAATTTATCACAACCTGAAGAAGAGGTTAAACAAGAAGAAATAACTAAAGTGGTTATACCTTCAGAACCAAAAATAGAAGATGATGCCATTCAAATCGGAGAAACAAAGGAAATTCCTGTGGGCGAATCATCCGGAGATAGCGAAAAAGTGGGAGAAGGAATATCCGAGCCCGCTGAAGAAAAAGTTTCAACTGAACAGCCCACACTGCAAGAAATTACAGAAGATGTAGCTGAAGAAGTTAAAGAAATAAGTAAAGAAGTTAAAGAAGCTAAAAGAGATGCCGAAATAACTGGTAAGCCTTTACCTGAAAATATTGAAAAGCTTGTTTCTTTCATGGAAGATACAGGTGGTAACATAGAAGATTATGTAAGGTTAAATGCTGATTATTCAAACGTAGACAATAATACATTGTTAAAAGAATATTATAGACAAACTAAACCACATTTAGATAACGAAGAAATTGCTTTTCTTATGGAAGACAATTTTTCTTACGACGAAGAATTAGAAGAGGAGCGAGACATCCGCAAAAAGAAACTCGCAATAAAAGAAGAGGTTGCAAAAGCAAAGAACTTTTTAGATAATGCTAAGAGTAAATATTATGACGAGATCAAGTTGAGACCGGGCATAACTCAAGAGCAACAAAAAGCAATGGAATTTTTCAATCGCTATACGAAGGAGCAGGAGACTGCTAATGAGCGTCATAATGATTTTGTTGACCAAACTAAAAACTATTTTAACTCTGATTTCAAAGGTTTTGATTTCAATGTAGGTGAAAAAAAGTTTAGGTATGGTGTACAAGATCCAAACAAATTAGCTGATAAACAATCAAATATCACAAACCTAGTCGGGAAGTTCTTTGACAATCAAGGTAAGATACAAGATAAAAAAGGTTATCATAAGGCTATTTATGCCGCTGAAAACGCAGATACAATCGCAAATCATTTTTACGAACAAGGAAAAGCTGATGCCATCAGAGATGTAGTAAGTAATTCTAAAAACCCTAGTACAGATTTAAGACAGGCTTCTCAGTCTGATGGATTTAAAAACGGTATTAAAGTAAAAGTTTTAGGTGATAATTCAAAAGATTCTTCAAGAATATCAATTAAAAAAATAAAAATTTAAAATAAGTAATTATGGCAGTATTAACACCGGCACCAGCATTTGGATCATTGGTGCCAACACCTATCCAACAAACGTTGGCGGGTAATTATATAAATTTCACAGACGGAACCGCAGATTTCGCACAACAGTATCTCCCTGAGATCTACGAACAAGAAGTAGAGCGTTACGGAAACAGAACTCTTTCTGGTTTCTTGCGTATGGTAGGAGCTGAAATGCCTATGACATCTGATCAGGTTATCTGGTCTGAGCAAAATCGTTTACATATCTCTTATGAAAACGTAGTATCTACAGCAGCAGCACCTTTAAGACTTACTATTCCCGTTGCCGCTGGCATTGTGAACGTAGTGTCTCCAGGATCTACAGTTGTACTTATGAACCCAGCAACAGGTACAGAGCTTAAATGTTTTGTAACAGCTTCTGGAGCAACAATTGGTGGTGGATTAGCCGCTGGAGTTGTTGATGTTTTACCTTATACACAAGCAAATCTTCTTGGAGCAGGAGCAGGAGAGGTCGTTATGGCACCACTTGCTACTATCAAGATGTTTGTATATGGTTCTGAATATGGTAAAGGAACAACTGATGCTAATAGAATTTCAGTTACTCCATCATTTACTCAATACAACAATTCTCCAATTATAATAAAAGACAAATTCGCTATAAACGGATCTGACACTGCACAAATTGGTTGGGTAGAAGTTTCTACTGAAGACGGAGCTGGTGGATTCCTCTGGTATCTAAAAGCTGAGTCTGAGACACGTCTACGTTTTGAGGATTACTTGGAAATGACTTGTATTGAAGGTGAATTGAGATCTGGTACAGCTGCAGGAGCAGTTCCTAAAGGAACAGAAGGCTTATTTGCTGCAGTAAGAACTAGAGGAAACGTTGTTACTGGTTTCAGTGCAGCTGCTCAAGATGCTGCTGGAGATCGTTTAGGTACTTTTGACAACATCCTTAGAAACCTTGACACTCAAGGAGCTATTGAAGAAAACATGCTTTTCTTAAACAGAAACATGTCTTTGGATATTGACAACATGCTTGGAGAGGTTAACTCTGCTTATGCTCTTGGAACTTCTTATGGAGTATTTGAAAATTCTGAAGATATGGCATTGAACTTAGGTTTCAGTGGTTTCCGCAGAGGTTCTTATGACTTCTACAAGACTGACTGGAAATATCTTAATGATGCTTCTACTCGTGGTGGTGTTGCAACACCTAGTATTGATGGTGTTTTAGTTCCTGCTGGAACTTCTACAGTTTACGATCAAACATTAGGTACTAACATTCGCCGACCATTCTTACACGTACGTTATCGTGCTTCTCAAGCTGATGACCGTCGTATGAAGTCTTGGTTGACTGGATCTGTTGGAGGTGCTTACACTTCTGATCTTGACGCAATGGAAGTTCACTTCCTTTCTGAGAGATGTCTTGTGACTCAAGCTGCTAACAATTTCGTATTGTTTGACGCTGCTTAATCATAAGCAATTATAGTAATTTTTACCCTCGTCTAATTGACGGGGGTAATCTTTACTTTTTTTTTAAAAACTATTTAATTATATTATATCATGGCTAAACAAGCTACAGCTAAAAAAGTTGAGGTTGCTCCTCAGGAAGTAAAAAAACCATCACAGATGGTAGAAAAACCAAGTATAAAAAAACCAACTTGGGAAATAAAAGACAGAACATATCTTTTAAAAGGTGCTCACTCTCCAATAAGTCATACCTTACCGGGTAGGCATACTGCTAGATACCCTTTNTTATGGTTTGATCAAACCAATGGTTCTCAAAAAGAACTTAGATATGCAACAAATCAAGATTCTCCTTTTATGCAAGATCAAAAAGGCGCTTCAACATTAGGTCATATAGTTTTTTATGATGGAGTTTTAACTGTAAAAAAAGAAAAACAAAATTTACAAAAACTATTGTCTTTATATCATCCATTAAAAGATATAAAATATAGAGAATTCGATGCAGTAGAACAAGCTGTAGATGAATTAGGTGATATAGAAATAGAAATAGAAGCTATAATGGCAGCTAGAGAAATGGATATAGAACAAATAGAAGGTATTTTAAGAGTTGAAGTTGGATCAAAAGTTTCTGAAATGAAATCATCTGAGTTAAAAAGAGATATTATTCTTTTTGCCAAAAGAAATCCAAGTTTGTTTTTGGAATTAGCTAATGATGAAAATGTACAACTTAGAAACATTGCGGTTAAAGCTGCTGAATTAGGAATTATAAAAATATCTCAAGATCAAAGAACCATTAATTGGGGGTCTAATGATAGAAAATTAATAACAGTTCCGTTTGATGAAAATCCATATTCAGCTATGGCTGCATTTTTCAAAACAGACGAAGGCGTAGATGTTTATAGATCTGTAGAGAAAATGATAAAATAACATGTAATACTATATAGTAGATAGGTCACCTTATTGGTGGCCTAGCTATTATTTTAAAAAATTAAAACAAAATGGCGGTAAATATAAACACAGTATACACTACAGTATTATACATACTGAACAAAGAGCAGCGGGGATATATTCCGCCAGCTGAGTTCAATAGTCTTGCTGTGCAGGTTCAAAATGAAATATTTGAATCATATTTCCCCGATGGTAATCAAGTCAATCGACTTAATCAAAGTAATAGACAAAATGATACTGAGTTTTTTAATATGTTTAAAGACATATCATATAAGCTTCATCCTTTTGAAAGATTAGCCACATTCACACATTCAGAATTACCTCAAGCTAGATGGACATATCAAGGAGCTGGAGAAATATTTAAATTAGGCGTTGTAACACCTATTTATAATTATCTTAATAATACTGGTTCTGCAACTAGTAATGGCGTAAACGCTTTAGGGGCTACAACTCTTACTATAAATAATATTGGTTTAACTATACAAGCTGGAAGTATAATAACTGGTGTAGGTATACCAGCTAATACAACTGTTCTTACAACAATAGGTACACCTATAACATCTATAACTATAGATAAAGCAACAACCGCTGCATCTGCTAATTTAAATAAATACAGTTTTTCAAACTCTACTGGCGTTGGTTCAACTCCAATTGCTGAAATATTAAGTTTTAAAGATTATTTGCAAACACAATATTCTTCTTTAACAAGAGCATCAAAAGAATATCCAATTGGTTATATAGAAGATATGATTGTTTCTCCATCGACTGTTAGAGAACTGGCTATATCTATAGATCCAAAACCATCATTGTTAAGTGTAAATTGTTTATTTGCACCAACAACACCATCTTGGACTTTTACTGTTGGTTCACTTGGTCAGTATGTGTACAATGCAACTACTTCTATAAATTTTGAATTAGATATTGCAGAGCAAAACAACCTTATAATCAACATATTAAAATATGCTGGTATAATAATTAATGATCCTCAGATAGTTCAAGCTGCAGCTCAAGAATCTCAGCAAGAAGAAATAAATTTAAAACGTTAATAAATGGCATTACTTACTGAAAACAATCAACAATACTACGCTGGTTCTCAGGGGTTTTTGTCCTCTACCGGTTTAGCTGGAGAAGAATTTAAAACTACTTTTGATACGGATTTAGTTTTTGGAAATTTTAATCCTCTTGAGACAAATTATGCTTTAAATAATTTTAAACTTTACACAGCAGCTGCAGGAGTTCAACAATATACAGAGTATACATCGGCTTATACTATTTCAAATAACACAATAAAATTTATCGCGGCGTTGACTGCAGGAACAAGTGTTGTTGTACAATTAAAATCAATTGAGGGTGGCCTTTATGGAAATAAAGATGCTTATGGAACCGCTGTTCAAGAAAACTGGGGATCTTATTCTTACATAACATTGAACGACATAATAAATAACTTTATGGTAGGTTACGTAGGTGATGGTAAATTAATAGGTACAGCTAAAAAAAGCGATATACTTTTCTTTGCAAAAAGAGGTTTACAAGAGTTTAGCTATGATACACTTAAAAGTATTAAATCTCAAGAGCTTAATATACCACCTAGTTTAAGTGTACCTATGCCTCAAGATTATGTTAATTATGTTGGCATGAGTTGGGTTGATAAAGCTGGTATAAAACATATAATATATCCAACAACTTTAACTAGTAATCCATATAGAATTCCTCTTCAAGATAGTGATGGTATACCTACTCAATCAAACTTTGGTAATAATTTAAAAGGTACATCTCAAACAGATCAAAGATGGGCTGAAAATAATTTAAAAAACCTTAATAACGAATTAGATAATAGTTCTTTTTGGGCTAATATATATGGTGGTGGTTTTGGTAATGGATTTGGTACAGTTGGTGGTCAATATGGTTTACAACCTGAGGTTGCTCAAATTAACGGTTGGTTTACTATAAACGAAAGAGAAAATAAGTTTTCTTTCTCTAGTGATCTCTCTGATAAGTTAATTATACTAGAGTATATATCAGATGGTTTATCAGCTGATGGTGACACTAGAGTGCCTAAAATGGCCGAGGAGGCAATGTATGCTTACTTAAGTCATGCTATTATATCTACAAGAGTTAATCAACCTGAATATGTTGTAAATAGATTAAGCAGAGAAAAAACTGCAAAACTAAGAAACGCAAAAATTAGATTATCAAACATCAAATTAGATGAGTTTACTCAAATCATGAGAGGCAAGTCTAAATGGATTAAATCATAAAGTTATATGCCTAAAATCACTAATACTTTTATAAAAAGTAAACTAAACAAAGATTTAGACGCTAGACTTATTCCTAACGGAGAGTATAGAGATGCTGTAAACGTACAGGTTAGTAGATCAGAAGGAGATAGCGTTGGTTCCCTTGAAAACGTTTTAGGTAATTCTAAAGATTCAGATTTTCCTAGCGGAACAAAATGTATAGGTCATAAAACAGATGAAGCAAGTGGCATGGTTTATTTGTTTTTTACAAATTATACAGATTCATCTTCTAATAATAGGACTTATTCAACAACTGCGTTAAATTATATATATGAGTATAATATAATTAATAACACAAAGCTACTTTTAGTTCAAGGTAGTTTTTTAAACTTTTCAACAACTAATCCTATATATGGAATTAACGTTATAGAGGATTTACTTTTCTGGACAGATAATAGAAATCAGCCTAGAAAAATAAACATAACATTAGCTAGACCTACTTTAGCTTCTGGAGTACCAAGTTATTATACAAAAGAAGATCAAATATCTGTAGCTAAATACAATCCTTTTGCAGCTATAGATTTATACCAAGACACTGGCTCTGGAACATTTGTTGCTGAAACAACAATGAAAGATGTAACTAGTAAGTTTTACCCTAATGGTGGTAGCGCTATTTCAGCGGCTGTAATAAATGCCGGGGTTAATCAATTTACTACAACTTCTGTTATTGGTGATATACAAACTTCTTCACCCGCAAACCCATACGCTGCAACAGGTTCTACTGTTTCTTACGTAGACAGTAATGGTTCAATAGTAGCAATAAGTGGAGCTACTGTTACAACAGCGTCTTACAATAGTGGTACAGGTATCACAACAATAACAATAACTGGAGCAACTTTTCCAGCTTTAGACCCTGCCCCTGAAATAATATTTAACGCAAATGATTATTACGATAAAGACTTTGCTGGTGATCCTGACTATTTAGAAGATAAATTTGTAAGGTTTAGTTATAGATTTAAATTTGACGATGGAGAATATTCTTTAATAGCTCCATTTACTCAAATAGCTTTTATACCAGAGCAAGATGGTTATTTTATGTATGTAAAAAAAGATGGTTTAAATACTGTTGAAGATCAAGCTAATGCATATAGAAGTACTGTTGTTTCTTTTGTTGAAAATAAAGTTAATAATATAAAATTAAGAATACCACAACCTAGTGGTTTGACTTTAGGTAAAACAATACAAGACGAATTAAAAATAACTGAAGTAGATATAATATATAAAGAGGCTGATGAAATAGCTTTAAAAGTTATAGAAAGCATACCGGTAAACGACCTTGCCGTAAACACGGCTTATGCATGTTGGGAATATATTTATAAATCTCAAAAACCGTCTAGAGTTTTACCATCTGATGAAATAACTAGAGTTTTTGATAAAATACCAGTTAGAGCTTTTGCTCAAGAATCATCTGGTAACAGAATAATATATGGTAATTTTCAAAACAAACACACACCACCAGCTACAATAGACTATAACGTTGCAGCCACTATTAAATCTGCTTTAAATTTAAAAAATGGTGGAGCAACAGCAGATGAGTCTGTAGATGCTGGATCTAATAATTTTGATTTATCATTAGGTAGTGGTTTTATAGGAGTTGGTAGTACAATTGTTGGACCAAATATAGCCTCAGGAACCGTAGTTACTCAAATAACAGGTCCTGGAACAGGTGTTGACCCTTATACAAACGTAGCATTTTCACCGGTAACTACAGGTGCAATAACTAGTGGAACTGCTTATTCTTTTATTGGAGCTGCTAGTGATGATAAAACAACAAGTATAACAGAATATCCAAATTCTTCTTTAAAACAAAATAGAAACTATCAAGTTGGTATTGTTTTATCTGATAGATATGGCAGACAGTCTAGTGTTATATTGTCTGATAAACCATCAACAGTATATCTTCCTTATAACAGCATTGGAGTAGCTCCAGAGTCTTGGCCTGGTGATTCACTTAAAATTCAGTTTAATTCACAAATTGGAACAACTAATCCTAATCACAATACTAACTATCCAGGTTTATATAATGGTAATATTGCAGATTCTGCTTACAATCCTCTTGGTTGGTATTCTTACAAAATAGTAGTTAAGCAAACGCAGCAAGAGTATTACAATGTTTATCTACCTGGTATAATGGCTGCTTATCCAGATAGTGATACATTAGAGCTAGGTAGTACATCACATACTGTTTTAATAAATGATAATATAAATAAAGTTCCTAGAGATTTATCTGAAGTAGGTCCAGATCAAAAACAATTTAGAAGCTCAGTGCAGTTGTTTGGTAGAGTAGAAAACACAAACACTACAATTACTACAAATGGAGGAGTAACAAATATAGGCCAATCAAATAAACAGTATTACTCTGGTACAAATACAGATACAGCGTCAATAATATCTACAATGAGAGATATGTTTGATTATCCTCCAAGTACAATACCAAGTCCAAATCCATATACTCAATTTTACGATTTTGAATCAAATCCTTTAATAGCAAGAATAAGCACTAGTTCAAAAATAGGTCAAGTTGCAACTCATGATATTGCCAATACTGGAATACAGTTTTTAGCAGTTTATGAAACAGAACCATTTGAATCTTTAATAGATATATATTGGGAAACAACAACTTCAGGTATTATAAGTGATTTAAATAATACTATAAATACCGGAACTACTGTTGGAGCAACTCAAATAGAAGACTTTAACGCAGGCGCTTGGACTGAAGCTATTACTTTAAATCAAAATATATCTACTGCTTTTAATTTAGCAAATAGTATAGGTACAAATATAACATTAGGCGCTGGAGACACTTTTGTTTTATCAAATGTTGTTAATGATGATGGAGTTAATGTTAATGCTGGTTCATCGCCTTATTTTGAACTTATATCAGTTATTGCTAATCAAACTTTTAACATAAAAGTATTAAATGAATATATTAATCAAATATTTTATAGTGATAATGCAAGCGTTAGAAATTTTACTTTTAATTTTAAAGCTGTTATAAATAATGTTACAACTTATTTCACTAAAACAGGTAGTCCAAGTAATATTGCTGTTGATCTTAATATACAATCTGGTTTTCCAACTAGCGGTGGAACTATGACTACAAATAGATATAACACAGGGACATTAGGTGTGTTTAATGGAAGTAACGGGGCAACTGGAGATTTAAGAATAAAAGATTTAAATTATAATATAAAAAACCAAAGCATAGTAGGTGACATAGTAGATAGACAAGCTCCATATTTTGCTTTAACAACAGCACCTGTAATTGTTGGCGGACAAAACGCTATTCAAGCTACAATGCAAAATATAATATCACCGGCTAATACAGGTGTAAAACACTATACTATAACAACTCAATTATCAGACGCTGGATCTTCAACAACACATCAGTTCTTTTTGAATTTAGGTATTAATGTTACACAGGTTTGGGAATATTTTAATCTTAAAATATTATCTTTAACCAGAGGTGGTACTTTTAGAATGGTGTTAATAGAAGTTAGCGCACCTGTAGCTTCAGGAGCAACAGCGATTCCAAACACAGTTGGTTATTACGTTTATTCTGGTTATTTTACACCTTCTAATCTTAGTGGTGATCCAGTAACAAACCCTAACAGTCAACTTTATGGCGATTTAAACTCTTTAGTTTCAATTGCTGGTGGTGGTGATGATTTTACTCCAATATCTATAGATAGATTAAATGCTGTAACTACAACAAGTGCTGGAGTTTGGTCGAAGTGGATTTATTCAGCAACAAAACAAGGAGCTATTGATCTATGGTTAGATTCTTTACCAGCGCAGTCAAATAGCGATTTAAGACTTGGCAAGACGTATTCAAATCCAAATAACGGAGGTTTTACGTATGAAGTAATATATAACTAAATGTGTAATTTAGTAACAAAATAAGTAATAATTAATTATGGCAGGAGCAACTATAGAAGTAAAATATTTCAACACTTTTGTTTTAAAAAAGACGCTTAGTGAAAATACACCAACTAACCAACCTCTTTGGAATGGGTCATTTGGTGTACCTACTGCTAATTATGGTAGTTATCCTGTAGTAGCAGATACAACAAACGCTAATAACTTTGCAATAGAAGAATCAAGAATACGTGGCGGTTATAATAACACAACTGTTGATTTTTCACCAAGAGCTTATCTTGTTGAGGATGAGCCAAATGCTTTAATTAGACAAAGTTCTTTAATATATTCAGGAGTATTTAATTCTAGAACAGGTATTAATGATACTAATGTATTTCCAGTAGGTCAAGACATAAGTAAAACAGCAGATCCTTCTAATGGTTCTATACAAAAACTATATGCTGAAGACACAAACTTAATTGTATTTCAACAATATAAAGTAAGTAGAGCATTGATAGATAAAGACGCTATATATGCAGCTGAAGGTGGAGGAACAGTAACTTCATCTAATTTAGTTATAGGTGTTTTACAGCCTTATTCAGGCAGGTATGGAATAAGTAATAATCCTGAAAGTTTTGCTGTGTACGGTTATAGAAAATACTTCACAGATAAAGTAAATAACGCTGTTTTAAGACTTTCTAGAGATGGTATGACGGAAATATCAGCCTATGGTATGACAGACTTCTTTAGAGATGAATTAAACAATATAACAGTTGGTGGTTCACCTGGTTTGGCCCTAGGGTCTTATGATTTATACTCTGACATGTATACATTATCACTACAGCAGACAGATCAGCAATCAGAATACAAGACATTAACATTTGATGATACTATTAATGGTTGGACTAGCTTGTATGATTTTAAACCAGATCAAATGTTTACCATAAGAAATAAGTTTTACTCTATAAAAAATAATGAGTTATGGCAGCATTATAATACAGCTCTTGATGGAGTTACAGTTAATAGAGGAAGTTTTTATGGCGTGAGTTATCCTAGTTCTGTTACTGTTATTTTTAATCCAGATCCAATTAGGTCTAAAACATTTAGTACAGTTAGTTACGAAGGAAACAATGGTTGGAAATTAACAGCAGCTGCTTCTGACGGAACAGGTGAAAATAAAGATTATTCTTTAGCAAACGCTTTTTTGACTACATTTGACCAAGTAAATAATGTTCTTAGTTATACTGAAGGAGCTTACGATAGCTTAGGTAATACAGGAACTGCAGCTAACCCAATAAATCAGCCATTACTTAGAGCTGGTTTTGATAGAAAAGAAAACGCTTATGTTGCTAACCTAGTTAATAGTAGTGCTCCAGCTGAAGGAGAAATAATATTTGGTAATCAGATAAGCGGAATAAAAGGTTTTTATGTTACTGCTACGTTTAGTACAGATGCAGTAACAGACCCAGGAGGAGAAAAGCAATTGTTTTCAGTAGCAACAGATTTTTTCTCTAACAATGGATATTAATAAATTAAATAAATAAGATATGATCCCATTAATAATAGCTGGTCAAGCAGCTGCTGGTATTTTAGGCGTAGTTTCAGGTAGTATAGCCGCAAACAAAGCTAGAGAAGATAAACAAAGATACGAACAAGAGCTTTTAGACCTTGAAAATAATAGACAAGAAATAATAAATCCTTATGAAAACATAACAGATTTAAGTAGTATGCTTAGTAACCCCTTAGCTAATTTAGGTGTTGCTACTCAAGCTGCTGAAATGCAGATTGAACAAGCTGATATTTCTCTAGCGAATAGTTTAGATATTATAAGAGCTACC